TAACATCGCTGGGATGTCATCTTCTTTTTCTTTTATACCAACTGGTGGTATAAATCCACCACTATCTCTTAAATCTAATTCTTTTACACCTTTTGGATTTTGCCTTACAGGTAGACCCTCGATGCCCGCCGCTTGCATGGCGTTATCGCTTGCACTATCCATCTTACCGCCTATAGCTGCTAGACCTCTTCCTTCTACTTTACTTGGTGACATACTCATTCTATTAATATCTTCTATTGTTTTTTTCATAGCATCTTCAGGGGATAAGCCCATCTCTAAGTATTTTTCAAATAAAGCTTCTAAAAGTTTATCCAATTCCGGATTAGATGCCATTCTATCTGGTAATACTGGTGCATCCGCAGGTGGTTTCGGTGCAAAAGGATTTACAGGTTGTGTTGGGTCTGGTGGTAATACAGGTCCTGCATCAGCATAATCTACTCTACCGCCTTTTGAAAAAAGCATCTTTCCTAAAATATCTTCTCTTAATAAATCACCTTTAGTGCTTGAATAAATTATATCTGCTAAAGTGCCGTTTCTATATGCTCCAGTAGGAATAAAAACTTCAGTGCCATCCATTAAAGTAAGAGTAGAACCGCCTCTTGCTTGTTCATCTGCTAAAGGTTTTAGACTATTAATACCTTCTTGAGGATCACCTGTTCCTTTAGCTTCGTTTTTTCTAGGTACTTCTCTAAATTCTTTTGTGTCCTCAAAGTATTTTCTAAACTTATCTAATTCAAACTCTTCAGGATCTTTTTTAGGGATAAAATCTCTTTCCAGATAAATTCCCTCTCTTCTATCTTCAATACCATTTCTATTTGAATCTCTAAATTCCATTGTTTGTAATGGATTAATCATCATACCTTCTGGTATTGGTGTTGCGTCTGGTGACTGCTCTGGTTCTGGTACTATAAAATTAGGATCTAGATCTCTAAATTTTTCTTTTTGCTCAAGTAAATCCATTATTGTTTCTCTATCTATTCCTGGTGAACCATTATCAAAACCTATTCTACCACCGCCAGCTAAATTGTTTCTTACAAACTCTTCTACTTCTGCATCAGTAGCGTTCTTATTTAAGTTTGTGTAATACAATCTTAAATACTTTTCTTTTTCTCCAGGGTCAGATAATACACTTTCCGCTTCTTCTTTTGGCATACCAAATGACTTTGTTAAAAATGTAGTCAATCCAGCAAGTCCTATTCCTTTAGCTATTCCACTTTTCATAAACCCAGGTGCTAATTCTTTTATTCCAAATCCTGAAGTAAGACCTAATTTATTAAGAATACCTTTTGTTCCACCAACGCCAGTCAGGTCGTCTCCTGCTAGAACGGGAGTTCCAAAAAAAGCTGCTCCTAAATTAGCACCAACAGTTGATGGTGCATATGTTGATAGTTGACCTAAACTACCAAGTCCTTTACCTGCTCCTAAAGATCCTAAACCCGCTGTTAAAGCGTAAGCTGTTGCGGCTTTACCTATTGGAGACTTTACTATTTTCTTTACAGTGTTAGTTGCTTTCTTTACAGCTCTTTTAATACCACCGAATAAGGCTGGTTCTCTTGGCACAACATCCATAATACCACCGCCCATGTATAATTGTCTATTCATCTGTCCTCTTGATATTGTCATAATTTAGCTAAATTGTTAAGGCAGGCTTTATATCCTGTAACTTCCACTTTACTTGGTTTTTGGAAATAAATCAAGGCTTGGCATTACGACTGTTACGTCCCTTTGAATATCGTCTTCTGGCACGTTTTTTGCCTTCCAGTCATCTTCGTTCGTATAGACTTCACCTGTTTTTTTGTTGGTTATTTTCTCTATTATATCTTTTGGTTTTATTACTGTTATTGTCATTATGTTGTTACCTCTCTTGGCTGTATTTGTAATATAGAAGCTATAACGTGCAGCTCGTTCGCGTCACTAGCTTGTACCTTTAGTATCTCACTTTCCTCTACTACAAGAGGATGAGTTAAAAGTTCGGTTGTTGTATTTGTGTCTATTGCTTTTGTTTTGAATAAGCTAAACACATTACCAGAAGCATCTGTCAATGTAACAGTTATATTACAGGCAGATCCCGCATCATTTGATATTAATAAAGATTTAACTAAAGCAACGTTAGCACTTGGAGTTGTGTACAACGTTGTGTCGTCAGTTGTTGTTAAATCTACTTTTGCATTTACGAAACTATTTGACATTAATTAATAAAGAAGTTTTGAGCGTCAACTTCATCCTTTAGTTCTTGTTGATATGTTGTATTTAATTTTTGTATTATACTATCAAGATCTCTCACCTGAGCATCAGCAACATCTTGACTATATTCTCTAGCAGGTCGTGTTAATATTTGTACTATCTTTGCCATTATCTTCTACCATCTGGTTGTATATCTAATCTAAATCCACCAAGTTTCCAATTCTGTTGTGAAGCTGTATTTGCTACTTTTAAAGACACAGCTCTGGCTCTAGCTCTAGTGTCAACTTTGGTTGTTGAAGAACTAATCGTAAAAGGTCCAAGAGCAGAACTTGCTTGTGCATCATTAGAATAATTTCTTAATTGTAATGTAATTTGTGTATTGCCAGTTTGAGATACAAAGTCTGGTATAAATCTTCTAATCTTTGCAAAGAACTCACCATCACCTCCTTGACTAATATCAAAGTCTCCAGACTCTATATTAGAAGTTATTGCTGTTGTAGCTGTAGTAGTAACTTGATCTGTGCCAGTCTCATGCTCGTAATAGATTGTGCATCCATCTGTATTGCCAACAACATCATAAGAGTTGTTAGAACCAGCATCATAATCTGTAGCATGTGGTTTACCAAATACAGCGGAGTCTTGCCATGTTGTTCTATCTAATGTGCTCGTAGTCCAAACAGGTCTTTGAGGTGTGGACTCAACATAATTATAAGTTACACATCTATCAATAACTGTTGCACCAGAAGAAGAGTAGAACCAATTAATTTCACCAAACAAGTTATTTAACCCTGCGTTAATAAGTTGATTAGCTGTAGTATTTAAATCATTGTAAACGAAGTCCTCTACTAAACATGGTAATGATTGTAGGGCACCTGCATATTTAAAGAAACCATTTTCTGAAAACCAGTAAGCAGCACCATCTACTTCTACAGCAGCGTTCTGTCCTATTAGTCCACAGTTTGTACCTACCTGTGCAAAACCAAATGTAAAAGGTGGTCCAATAAATCTTTGTGTAAATAAAGCAGTGTCAGTCCAAACGTAAATTGCATCACGACCTCTAACGGCTCCCATAATTCTAGATCCGTCAGCCAGTCTCTGTGTACCAGCAGTATTAGTAGCTGTAGGTGTGTAGGTGTTAATATCCTCTTGGTTAGAGAATCTTATAAACATTTCATCTTGTGTGCTTGGTGTTCCTATCGTAGTTTCTGTTCCAAAAAATACTAAGTGTCTATCTGGTGTAGATACAATCATATCTCTTGATGCAGTTGGAGCGCCCGATATAATTGTGGCTCTCGTTGTTGTTGCATTCGCTGCATTTGAATCCCATTCAAAAACTTGTCCGTTATGTATCAGTGCTATAATTTTACCACCAAAGTTATCTATCGACCAAAGACCTGGATCAATTACTAGATCTCCTGATGCTGCTTCGCCCCACGCTACGAAGTCAGATGTGTTTGTAATCGTTGCACCATCAGAATGAGATGCTGCTGTTGTGCCTCTCGCTGCTCGAGTCACGCCTGTTAATGTGTTGCCTGAGATTCCAGTATAAGATATTTCTTCTGAATCTATTTGTATGTGGTTTGTACCTGTTGACGGAAAGTTAACAACGCTTGTTAAAACAATGGTTGTTGTAGAAGCATCGATTGCTCCGTTCAAAGTTGTTGTAAGTGCGTTAGCAACTGTACCACCAAAAGTAGCTAGACCCCAACCAAATCCTGGTAACTGTTCTGAAGGTCCAACAGAATAATAAGACTGAACCCTTATACCTCCAGACGTGGTTGCTCCTGAGCCAGTTTCATTTGATGGCATTGTGATTGTTACTGTTACGTTTGTTGGTGTCGATGTAACCATAAATTTTTTATCATCAAAATCAGAAGCCGAAAAGTTTGATCCTGTGATAGCTGTAAAATTGTCTAATAAGATAATGTCTCCAGGATTAAGACTGTGCCCTGTAGAAAAAGTAATTGTAACTACAGCTGATCCGTTAGTTGTAGTAAAAGCGTTGGTAAGTGTAGCAGTAGATCTAATAGGATGTATATCATAAAACACACCTCCCGAATAAGCATATAAAATTCTGTTCGTGCCTATAATTGAAAACTTTTGGCCACTTCTATTTACAATATGATGCATGGCTCTAGCTGCACCTGTTAACTTATTATTACCTAGTTGTTGCCAACCACCTATTTTTTCAGGAGTGCCATATCTAAACCTAACATTATCACCATCTAC